TATGGCTTTGAAGAATTTAATAAATTCAGTATTACCACAAGCAGTGGCAATGAAAATGAATCCACCAAGTCTACGTTATAGAACAGGTAGATTTGCAAACTCAGCCCGAGTTACACAAGTAATGCAAGGGCCAAGAGGAGGGTTACAGGCAGATTATACATACATGAGAGACCCTTATGGAACATTTGAACCAGGTGGAAAAATGGGTAGTGTACAAAGAGACCCAAGAAGAATAATAGGGCAAAGTATTAGAGAAATAGTATCTATGCAGATGCAAAATAAATTTATAAAAGTCAGGAGAATATAATGGACTCAACAACAGCAAGAAGATATTCGTCGCGTCGTAGAGCCATAGTTGAAGCAATAGCAGTAGCACTAGAAGGAATAAATGGACAACCTCCATTTAGAAGTTCGGTAGCAAAAGTAGAGCGTAGACTTAAATTCTGGGATGAAGTAAATGAATTTCCAACTATACATGTTGGAGCAGGTGCGGAAACCAGAGAATATGATGGCGGTGGATTTCGATTTAGATTTTTAACAATAACAGTTCGATGTTATGTTTCTGACGACAATGATGTCGTAGAAGCTCTCGAAGAATTGTTAGAAGACGTTGAAACTGTGTTGGAGGATAATGATCCCTTAACCTACACAGACTCAACAGGAACATCTCATACTACAGTGCAGACTACAATTGCTACTGTAGATACAGATGAAGGCGTATTAGAACCTCTGGGTGTAGGAGAAATCACCTGCGAGATTCGATATTAATGGAGATATAAAAAATGTCATTTTTCTTTAGTAGAGATACAAAAGTTTTCATGAAGTGGAGTGCTGACAGTACAACTGCCAATACAGCTCTTTATGAAATTCCTGTGTTGGATGGATTTTCGTTCAGTCAGGCAACAAATACTACCGAAGTAACTTTGAATGAAGCAGCCGGAACAGGTGGTTATAGTAAAAGAGGTAGAACAATGTTCACCGATTCTTACGCACCAGCTGAATGGAGCTTTAGTACTTACATCAGACCTACTACATCGGCAGCTGGTTCAGTTGCGGCGGATGCAGGATTACACGCTGGAAACGCTAAAAAGTTTGCAGTAGAGGGCCCACTATGGGCTGCTATGGGTGGTAAGGATTATCAGAAAGCAGTTGGAGAGTCAGGAACATTTGATCCTGCAGCTCACGAACCTAATTCTTTTGATTTTGCAAATTCAAATAACGTACTTATCGGAACGTTTGACCTATTCTTTGTTCTTGGTGCTACCAAGGATACTGAAGGTACAACATTTACAACAGGTACAGACGGAGTAACTGTTTATAAATTAGCAGATTGTTCAGTTGGTTCTGCAACAATTGACTTTGATATTGATGGTATCGCGCAAGTAGCGTGGTCTGGAAACGGTAAATCAATAACAGAAACAGCTTCTTTAGTAACAACTGGTGGTGGTGAAACTACTCTCGGTTTAATTAATGAAGGTCTTTCTTCAACAGGAAACTTTATCAGACAGAAGTTAACAGATTTAACAGTCGTATATGATGCATCTGAAGTAAGTGGAGCAACTGGAGCTTTAGGCAACAGTGATATCACTTTTGGAGTAACCTTAACAGGTGGAAGTATAAGTATTGAAAACAATCTTACTTATCTAACCCCCGAAACACTAGGTACTGTTAGTCAGCCATTAGGTCATATAACAGGTACTAGAAATGTTTCTGGTAACTTTACTTGTTACTTAAACGCTGAATCAAATGGGTCTTTAGACTTATTTGAAAAGATGCAGGAATCAACAGGAATTATTACTAATGCTTTTGCCTTAACATTTAACATAGGTGGAGGAAGTAATACTCCTAGATGTACAGTAGCTTTACCAAAAGCGCATATGGAATTACCAACTCATAGTATTGAAGACGTAATTTCAGTAGATGTCGCTTTCCATGGTTTATCAACTGATTTATCATCATCAACTGCAGCTGATGCAACAAACGAAATGAGTATAACATATACATCATAAACTAACTAGAATGAGTGAGGAATCCAATCCTCACTCGTTCATTTTTGGAGAATAAAATTGGAAAACAAAGAAGTAGTACAAGAATTAAAAAAAGAACCAATATCGCTTAAGAGCTTACTTGCTCCTAGCAAAACCGTAGAATTTGATTATCCTGGGATGGAAGATTTCAAAGTTAAACTAACTTATCTTGCAAGAGAAGAGTTATTAAAATTACGTAATAAATGCGTAACTAACAAGTTTAATAAGAAAACTAGAGCATACGAAGAAGAATTCGATGCAGATAAATTCCTACCTCAGTATATATCCGCAGTTATAAAAAACTGGACTGGACTGAAGTATAAATACTTAGAAGAGCTTCTATTAGTTGATACATCAGGGGTCGATACAAATGATTGCTTAGAATTTACACAAGAAAATTGTGAAGTTCTAATGAAAAATTCAAACGATTTCGATACATGGGTTACTGAACAAGTTGGTGACTTAGAAAATTTTACAGAGCGCAAGTAACATTACTACTTGCGGATTTAGAAAGATTTTTTAAAAATGACATAGACTTAGATAAGTATCTAAGAGTATGTGAACAATTAGGACAGGAACCTGATCCCGCTAAAATGCCTCCGTCTCGTGGCGAATTGCCATACGAGGTACAAATAGCATTTTCAATTCATGACATGCTCCCCGATAGATGGGATGGAATGTCTGGGTCTTATTTTGGAAAAGATTTATCAGCATTAGGAACAATAATAGATATATATGAAGTTGAAGACAAGAAACAATGTGTTTTTTGGCTAAAAAACATCGAAGCTCTCAACAGTCGTTCAATAAACGATAGAATGACACAAGAGAGAAAGCGTAAAAAATAATGGCAGGAAAGAAAAGAGATGGCGGTTCGGTTAAGGTTAAAATTACTGATGATGGTTCGTTAAAGAATCTAGGTAAAAACGCAAAGAAAGCGGGAAAAGACGTTGGTTCAGTCGCAAAGAATGTACAAGAAAGCGATAGAAGACTAAAATCCTTATCTAATCAAACATCAAACTCAACAAAAGCATTTTCAAAACAAGCCCAAACTATTGGTGGGGGACTTGTGCCTATTTATGCAACAATCGCTGCGCAGGTATTCGCCGTTTCAGCAGCATTTAGATTTTTACAAGACGCAATGGAAACTAGAAATATGGTAGAAGGCCAGAAAGCTTTCGGTGCTGTAACTGGTCAAGCCTTTGCAACTATGACTTCCTCCGTACAGAAAGCAACTGCCAATATGTTATCATTTAAAGAAGCAGCTTCAGGTGTTGCGATTGGTTCTGCGGCTGGATTAACTCGTACTCAATTAGAAGGATTAGGTACTGTGGCAAAAAATGCATCATTAGCTCTTGGTAGAGACTTAACAGATGCTTTCAACAGATTAATAAGAGGTGTGACGAAAGCAGAACCCGAATTATTAGACGAATTAGGTATTATATTAAGACTTGAGCCTGCAACAGAAAAGTATGCAGCAGCTATAGGTAAAACAAGAGAAGCTTTAACAGCCTTTGAAAGATCACAAGCAGTTGCAAATGAAGTACTAGAACAAGGTGCTGAAAAATTTGGTAGAATTACAGAAATTATGGATGAAAGTGCTTTTGTACTTGGTCAGTTTGCAAAAGAGTTTGATGATTTAACAAAAGTAATCAAGCTAGGACTTGCAGAATTTTTAATTCCAATTATTTCATTTTTAAAAGATAATATTACCTCTTTAATTGGTGTATTCGGATTATTAGCAGCACCTATTGTTAGTCAAATAATACCAGACTTTGGAAAAATGGCAGCTGCATTTGATAGAGCAGCAGATAGCTCAAGAAATATGGGTAAACAAGCTGGAAAAGATCTTAAACTTTTGAAAGGTTTAAAAGGTGGCGGCGACATTGGGAAACAAGCACAAAAAGACTTCATGGCTAGTGGAACAAGTGGAATGCAAAGCATGTTAGCTGGACAAGACATGACTGGACAGAGTGCTACTTTACAAAAAGCTGCCCTAGGAAAGAAACTAAATGCAAAAGAACTTGGTGTTTTAAAAAGGCATTTAAAACAGAAAAATAATATGATTGGTAACATGACTAAACAAGACCAATTAATATTTGATAGATATATAAAACACCAAGAACTTGGATTAAAAGGTAGTATGACAAAAGCCAAGTTAGAATATAAACAATTAGGTTTAGCTACCAATAAGTATCTTGCAACTACTAAAGTAGGATTTGGAACAGTATTTGGTACAATAGCAAAAGGAGCTTCATTTGCAGGTAGAGCAGTATCAAAATTATTAGGTGCCTTTGGTTGGATAAGTTTAGCTTTTATTGCTTTTGATGGTATAAGAGCCATGATGAAAGGCACAGAAGAAGATTTAACAAAAGCTCAACAGGCCGCATTAGACTTCAAAGAAACACTAACAGAATTAAATACAGAATTAGCAAGAATGAGCCAAGTAAGAAGAGAGGGATTTGTTGTAGGAGGACTTCAGGTTTTAGAACAACAAGCAAACTCTTTAAAAAGTAGTGATATTCTTGGTATAATAAAAGAATTTAATAAACAATTAGAAGAAGGCACTTTTGATAAAGAAGCACAAAGCAAGTTACTAGTAACTGCAACTCAAATAGAACAATTAGTTCCTAAAATGAAAGGGTTTGCAGAAGAATTCGCAGGACCTGTAGACCAATTAGAAAGAATTTCTATGAAAAATAATGCTTTCGTAACTATAGCAAATGATATTATGTTAGCAGGACAAGCAATGTCACAGTTTAGTCAACAAATGCAAAGTCTTGATAAACAAAGATTAAGTCTGGTAACTGGTTTTGGTAGTAATAATAAATTTGCAAATATACTAAGAGAAATAGACGCAGTTACAGGAGCAGGAGGTAGTTTAAATACAGGCACGATTCAGGCTATGCGAGACGCTCAAGGCGATAGTGTTGCAACTCAAACACAAAGACAAAAAGATTTAAATAAGTTTAAGGAGCTTGATAAGTTATTAGGCACGGGCGCAGGAAAAAGCACTGCAACTGAGGAAGAAACGGGGGGAAATATGACCCTTATTCCAACACTCAAAAGTGAAAATAAAAATAGAGAAGCCCAATTTGCACAGCTAGTGGCTTTAGCAGACACCCCCCAAGGACAAAAAATATTACAAGATGCTTTGGGCTTAAGCGCAGAAGAATTAATGACACCAGAGATAGCTGCACAAAGTATGAGAAAGGCTATGCAAAACAACAAGGGCGCAAATGCACTGCAATTTAGTAGTTATAGACCAGGAAAAGACGGAGATATGTTTAAGAAAGGATTTGATGCAATTGCAAGAAGAATGGGCATAGAAGGTTTCGACCAAATGCAAAGCGATATAGATGTTGATGTAAAAGCAGATAAAGCAGCTCAAGATGAAATTGACAGAAGAGATACTTTAAGAAAGATTAATGAGTCTTTTGCTAAAGCTATTCGAGACGAAGACAAAGTAATTGAAAGAATACAAGAAAGAAGCCATCAAAATAAAATAGACACTTTAGATTCAGCACTTATAGCAGATAAAAGATTGTTAATGTTTGAAAAAGATAGAATAACTACAGATACAAAACTAAATGCTTTAGATAAGGCTAGAATGGAGCAAAGAATAGCAGAAAAAGTTCTTGCTAAAGAAAAAGATACTGTTGATAGTGAAAATCTTAAAAAGTTAGAAGACCAAGTAGAATTTGCAAAATTAAAAACTGCAGAAGCACAAAAAGAATTAGACATACAAAGACAACTTTTAGGTTTACCTTTTCAAAAATTTACAGCAGAGAACGTTAGAATGGGTGAATTAAATAAAGGCTTAACATCTGGTATTGGAGGAAGTTATCAAAATCGTTTTGCTACTTTTTTACAAGGAGACCTTGCTCAAGGAGCTCTACAAAATGCTAGAACTAACGCGGAAAATAAATCACGTAGTAATATGATATCAAATGACTTCAACGGAACAAATC